CCGCCGCCCAGTGGCGCACCAAGATTGCCAGGGTTGAATTGCTCATCGGTGGCCAGGTTGTGGACGAGCAGGACTCGACCTACTCGACCCTCATCGCGCCAGCCCTTTCGGCGACCTCCTCCTCCAAGTCCATCGCGGGCAACCTCTTTGGTGGCGCGGGAACCTCCCGTTTCTACCCCCTCCGCTTCGCCTTCTGTGAGAACTGGCAGTCGGCCCTCCCCCTCATTTCCCTCCAGTACCACGACGTTGAGCTCCGCATTACCTGGGGTGCGGCGGCGGCTACGGACAAGTGGGACATTTACACAAACTACGCGTACCTCGACACCCAAGAGCGGGAGGTCTTCGCCGCGCAGCCCCAAAACATGATCATGACCCAGGTCCAGAAGGCGATCTCCTCGGGCACCAAGATCCAAGAGATGAACTTCAACCACCCAGTGAAGTACCTGGCCGCGGCGGATGCGTCGGACCTCGCGATCTTGGCGGATGCGAACAAGCTCAAGCTCCAAATCAACGGCACCGACGTCGCGGACTTCAAGTTTGCGGACCCCAACTTCACCACTGTGCCCCTCTACTACCACAGCTCCAACGGTGATTCGTCCACCGCCAAGAAGCTCTTCTTTTACCCCTTCTGCTTGGATGCCTCGAAGCTCCAGCCCACCGGCTCCCTCAACTTCTCCCGCCTTGACTCGGCGCGTATCGTCAACGATACCTCGAACTGTGACAAGGACGTCTACGCGGTGAACTACAACGTGCTCCGCATCGAGAACGGTATGGGTGGTCTTTTATATTCTAACTAATTAATAACTATGTATTTGGAAGTCATCTTCCTCCTCGCCATCGTTTTTGTATTGACGTACGATCCCAAGTCCAGGAAACTTGAAAAGTTTGTTGGGCAGCCGACACCCTCTACGGAGAAGTCGTGTCAACCTACGCATTACGAAGCCGTCCAATTTGCCCAGAGCCCCTACGAGTGTCCAGCCTCAGGCAGACCCTCGATGGGTGTAATTACTTAAAAGAGAGATGCTCTTTACAACCATAAATGATTCCAGTAAACCGTGAGACGATGTTGGTCGTCGGTGTGATTATATGCGCCGCCGCTATTATCTTCCTCTTCAATGAACTGAAGAAGACTAGGGACGAGGTGAATAGTGTGAAGCAGTATTCTCTACAGATCACCAAGGAAATTGAAACGAAGCCACCACAGATTGAGGAAGTCGAGGAAGATGTAAAATCTGAGGAATAAACTTGTGCCCCTATTATAACTTGCGAATGCGCAATGAAAAAGTACAAAGCTATTGCAATACCGGTTAGCTTCGTGGACGATAAGCCAAGGTTCCTCACGGTTAGGGATTGGCGATTCAAGGATTGGATTTTCGTCACGGGCGGATGTAGGCGGAGGGAGATTTTAAATCCCCTCCGCTGTGCCCTTAGGGAGTTGGAGGAGGAAACGAGGGGGGTGGTGTCTCTAAAAAATGGGGAGTATACGGAGTTTAAATTTACAGTCAAGGAAAGTCCCACGGTAGATCTAGAATACAACGTTTACATATTTTTTGTTAACTACACCAGAGCCGAACAACACTCACAGGTCAAGAAATTTTACGAAGAGAAGCAGAAGACAAGCCTCAAGAAATTGATGAATCAGCCCATTAAGAAGACCCATGATGAAAACGATTATATGAGTTATGACACACTGGAGGAATTCAACTCACGTAAGCGTTGGAAGCTCATAGTGGATAACGTTTTGAAGAATCCACAGTTCTATGCCTGTATAACTTCTTTGAATAGAAAAACATTTTCTATAAAATAATGAAGTCCAAAGCTTATATTATGATGCAGATTAAAGAATTACTGGAGAAAAATAGGGGTCTATGTGACCAGGAAATTGAGGTGTGGTTAAAGGAGAATGAAGACAAGACAGTTTACGAACTCCTCACTATAAAGAAGGAACTTTCTGAAACTCAAGAATTTCAGGATGTATCCTGTATGAGGTGGTTTAGAGAATAGGATCTCTACAAAGGTATGTTTAACAAGTGGTGCAATTCACAAGGGTTTACTAACGCATCCAATATATCACATGTGCGAATGGACGGTGGTGTCCTCTCAGTACCATTTGATAGATTGAATGAGTTTCATGAAAAGTACGTGGAGGCTATACAATCGGGTGAAAGACTCTTCCTCGTTGAGCAGAAGAGTCCGACGTATAACTTCTTCGTCGACATCGATTACAAGGACAATGTACCTTTGAGCATCGATGAAATTAAGAATATTTGTAAGATTATTTGTGACAAGGTCAAAAGGCATGGTGGGAAGGATTGTCTAATTTCTGTATCTAAACCAAAGGCGTGTGGAAATTCGCTCATAAAAACTGGGGTTCATCTAAATTGGCCAGGTTTCGTGGTGGATCAGGCAACCGCTTTGGCTCTGAGAGAGCACATTCTCGTAGCTCTTTCGAGGGGTAAGGGTTCCTTGGATTGGAATGAAATTGTAGATGCCGCCGTGTACGGGGATCTTCAGCGCGGGACCAAGGGGAGTGGGTTTCGTATGATATGGTCTCACAAGATGGTCAAAAATGAAATTCAACTCGCGTACCTCCCAATCTTCAAGTATGTCAGTGGTCCGCTGAGTACACTTATTCAGATTGACCCCACCCCCAACCTGGAAACCCTCAAGATGTCCATCGTTCGCACGGACGTTGAACAGAGTCATGTGATTGCGCCGCCCTCCAACATTCTCAAGGAGGGGTCTTTTACGAAGGAACAAACGAAGGATGAGGTCCATAACGATGAGTTGAAATACCTGATTGAAAGATTTGTAAATAAAAATATAGAGGGGCAAGGGGGTGCCACGATTACAAAGGTATTCAAATACAACAATATATACTTGGTGTCGACAAATTCCAAGTACTGTGAAAATCTCCGAAGGGAACATGGTTCAAATCATGTGTGGTTCATAATCAGCGGTAAACAAATACTTCAAAAATGTTTTTGTAAGTGTGAAACTATTCGAGAAAGGAGGGATGGTTTCTGTAAGGACTTTTGTGGTCGCCGTCACGAACTTTCACCCTTAATTATTGAAAAACTATACCCACAACATTCCGATCTTAAAAAGTGTCCGGAAATTAAAAAGTTTAACGAAAAACCCAAGATTGATATGGGTGGTGTAAATAAATCCATCGAAAAGTTTATACAGGTGAATAAACAGGGTCAACGTGACACGAGGGTTTTAAAGATTCTCAAGTGTAAGGGTGGTTTTAATATCATAACAAACTCCACTTACTGTGAAAACATCAAAGGGGAACACAATGACTCCACGACCATGGTTTACCAGGTTAAAAAGAGGAAGGAGCTGAGTCAATATTGTTCTATATGCAAAGATGTAAAGACTATTAGAAAACATGAACTACACACTGGTATAATTAACGAATTATTCTCAAAAGCTACTTAAACAGTTGTGGTGATTATAATAAAAATGGCTGTACAGACAACACGATCAGGGAGAAAGATTAAGAAGCCGGAAACGTTTACACCAACCGAGAGCGACGTCGTCGATGACTGGGGTGAGGATGATCATGATTCCGAATTTAATTCCGACATTGACACAGAGGAAGAGGAGGATTATACCTCAGGTGACGATGACAGTGATGCGGATGAAAATGGAAACCTCAAAGATTTTGTCGTAGATAGTGATAGTGAAAGTGAGTGAGAATGTGCTTAAAAAAAACAAGCAGTAGTATTAATAATGGAAACGGATATAGGAAATCCAATTGATTATAATCCTACTGTCGAACCTCTAGTTAACGAAAAGGATGAAGATGATACGAGAGAATATTATTTTCAACCTTCAGAAATGAATTACGCGCAACCACCCCCCAATCAACAGGTTTCGGTGGAGAAGACTGATTTTCTAGGAAATGTCGATAAGAGTACTTGGATTATCGCATTTGCTGTATTTTTACTTGGTTTCTTTATGGGTAAAACTATGCAACCAGTCATCCTCCGTTACACCTAGTATGGCTCAAAGTCTCCAATGTCTCCGTATGATGGTGATACGAAAGGTCCCACCGCAATCAACGAATTCTTTTTCAATTCCCTAATACCACCCTTTACCTGCCTTTTTATATGTGTTACAGTTTCCTGTACGTTTTCCATTAACTTTGATCCTTTCGTTTCCACTTTTTTTTCTTCGACCATTTTGTTTTTTAAAGTGTAGCATGGTTTAAAAAACAAAATAAAGAAAGTTCCAACCAAAATGGTGGTTATCACAATCTGTAGCATTGTTTACTGTATTATGATATTTTTTACGCGGGTGATTCATCATCTTCTTTGACGGATTCTAATTGGTCTTCCTTTTCCCGCTGTTTTTGACGTGCTTCGATTTCCGCCGAGACGATGGCATCTGCTTCCTTGACGAGGTCCTCCATCTGGGCATCGGGCTTTTCCTTCTTGAGCTTCTCTAGGACCTCTGCTGGGTGGCTAATAGGTGCCTCGTCGGGTTTGGTGTAAAACTTGGAGTTGTCATCACCTGGTGTATATCCAACCTTGGTATCCATCATCCCCTGCTTACGTTCTTGGAACATCCTCGCAGCCTGGGACTGATTCTCTTTGTACCCAGTCATAATCTCTTCGAGTTTATCATTCGTGTAATGAACGTCATCAATTTTGGAGGAATCTGGTGGAATGAGGAGCCACTTGTACATGTCTACGACATAGATGTCAAAAGTACTATCCTCCTTTTGGAGGCGTTTAGCATGATTCGCCGCCTCGTCGCGAGTCGCAAAAGCGCCACGAAGCTTGATACCAAACTTATCAGTCTTTTGGGGACACTCTGGACCAACGATAGAGATGCATGCGAAAACCTGCCCGGGAACGGTTGTATAATCCTGCTCAAGAGACATTATACTAACAGAGTGCATTAAAACTTTAAGTTCCTAAGTGATTTAAAAGATTGATAAAACTATCATACATGGAAGAGATTCGTCGGAACCACAATGACGCCAAGAGATCCCTAATACAATCTGTCGCCCAAAAGGGACAGTGTATTCTGGATGTCGGGTGTGGTTTTGGTGGTGATCTTCAAAAATGGCACAAGTGTGGGGTCAACATAAACATGTGTGACCCGGAGCCATCTGCTCTAGTGGAGGCGAGGTCTAGGGCGAAGAATATGCACCTGCGGGTAAACTTCTACGAGGGTGACATACATCAGTGCCCGAATAGAAAGTTTGACGTGGTGTGTTTCAACTTTTCTTTACACTACATCTACAAGACTAGGGAACTCTTCTTCAGTTCCCTACGGGAAATCAAG